TTTGGGCTCAAGAAAACGAGTCGCATAAAGGCTTTTGTCTTCAGATTCATCTCCGTACCTGCCAAGTGGATCATGACTGCAAGGCAATACGTGCTGAATATCTACACAGAGAACCGAGCTTATGCAAAACCCTTCAAAACAGAATTCGGATAAGAATCCTTTCTTTCCGGTTTGAATCTGCGTATTACCTCAAGTCGCATCGTGGGGTAAGGGGATGGTGGCTACATATTGATGTTGTGCTGTTGCTTTTTACTGAAAGCTGCTACTAACGACTCATAAATCTACCCTTAATCGTGTATTGGATGATAGTTGCGGATTTTAGGCTAAATTGTTTAGGTGGGGCTATTGCTGTTTTATCATTTTTGGTATTTATAGCTTTAGGCTTCTGGTTTTTTTTGTGTAGTGAAGATGATTTAGAACCATCGCCTTATATGAAAAAAGTGTTTAAGGGTTCTATATTTGCTATTGTGTTAGGTGTAGTTATGGCGACATTTATTCCTTCCCAAAAGAATCTGCTTATCATCTATGGGGTAGGTGGCACTATTGATTATGTCAAAGAGAACAAGGATGCAAATAAGATTCCTGATAAATGCATCAAGGCTCTTGACAAGTATCTTGATGATGTGTTGAAGGAAGACAAAGACAAGGAGTAACTATGGTATCAGAATCAGCTAGATATTATCAAACTCACCCAGCAGCTAGGGCTAGGAAGGCGGCTTACGACACTAAGTTCGAGTCTTCTCCTGCTCAGAAGGCTAAACGTAGGGAGTTGGCTCGTCATAACGCTGTTCACGATAAAAAGTATGGGGCAGCTTCACGAAAGGGCAAGGACGCCAGTCACACGAAATCAGGAATTAGGTATAAACCTTCATCGGTGAATCGTGGTTCCAAGACGGATATGGTTGGTGATAGAAGGTCTAGAGGCGGTCGCTGATAGTGATTCTTTCCAATTTGGAAAGAACTAGAAAGAATTGGAAACAAGAATAGGGAGTGCTCACGCATTCCCTATTTCGTTATCCTAACAATCTTAAAACCTATAAACCAAAAACCTATGAAAAAAACAAACGTTCTTCTTATGAATTACATTTTATCCTTCCTCTTCCGACATCTGTCTCAACTTCTCGGTGAGGGCATTGTGAACCTCACGCTTATCGTCAAGAGTGACGTTCTGTAGCTTAGGGCAGTTGAACTCCAGTATCTTGATGAATGATGCTACCTTATCCTTCGGCTCGCACTTATACCAAGCTGCCATGAAATCATCCCATGCCTCTCTAGAAAAGTCGGCACACAGCTCACGAAACTCCTTTGTGATAGGAGACTCGTACCCTTTCTGCTTTCCTCCAGTCTTTGCCCGACCTTTCTCGAACTGACCTTTTGTATTTCTATCTACTGCCATTGACTTAACTATTTTGGTGCAAAGATAGTAATTATTCGGCAAACGGAAACTTTATCCGTTAACTTACCTACCTAAATAAACGGATAAAATACGAATCTCGGATGGTATCAGTATCTTTGTACCATTATTAATAATTTTAATTTTCATATATATGATAGGTGCATTAATAGGTGCTGGGCTTGGGCTTGCAAGCAGTATTGCTGGCGGTATAGCTAACCGCAAGGCGAGAAAAAAGCAGGAGCAGATGATTGCCCAGCAGCAGAGAGAAAATCAGGCATGGTATGATAGAAAGTATAATGAAGACCCTACCAAACGTGCCGATACCGTTCGTTTGCTCACTCAGATGCAGGAGCAGATTAAGAACAGAAACAAGGCAGCAAAGGGCAGACAAGCGGTGATGGGTGGTACGGAAGACTCCACTACTGCGGTGAAGGAGGCGAACAACAAGACTCTTGCTGATACTACCTCACAGATTGTAGCTGCAAATGATGCCCGAAAGGATAACATTGAGCAGCAGTATATGAACAGAAAGAACCAGTTGCAGAACCAGCAGATGAGTATTGACGCTGAGAAGGCTGCTGATACAGCCAATGCGGTTGCAGGTGTGGCTGGTACTGCTGCCAATATCGCTACAGCTATTGATAGTGGTGCTGGTGGTGCGAAGAAGGCACCGAATATGAATGTTACTCAGGAGCAGTTGAATGGTATCGCTAAGGACTCAAATGATGTTCTTGGCTTGAAGGCTAAGGCTACGGCTCTTCCTTCTGAGGGTGACTTGAATAGCCTTGGGGCTAAACTTCAAAAGATTAAAGCATAGCCTATGAAAGCATCTGATATGTTACGAAACAATAATGGCTTGAAGACTACACAGAGTGTACTCAACAAGCAGCAGAGTGGTGTGGATGCCGCTCAGAAGGTGGCACAGACTCAGGCACCAGTCTTCACCCAGCAGCAACTTGATGCGGCTGGCAAGAAGGTTGACCAGATGAATGCTGCCACTCCCACCGATGATGCCATGAAGGCGGCTAGGGCTAAAACTATCGCTACTCAGCAAGCTATCGCCAATGGTGTAGATGTAAATCAGGGTTCGCCAAGTGATGAGGAGGATAAACCATCTGTTCCTATCGTGAAGAAGGAGGAGCCGAAACCTCAGCCTAAGCAGCTATCTTATGCTGATATGTATAAGATATTGAATCCTGAAATGAATGAGACCGCTGAGCAGAGGGCGAACAGAGAGAAGAAGGAGCGTGCAAAGGCTCGTATCGCTGCTACTGGTGATGGTCTTCGTGCGCTCGCCAATATCTTTTTTGCTACCAATGGTGCCAAGGTGGTACACAATCCTGAGTCGGATATGACTAAGGCGATTAACAAACGCAAGGCTTATATGGATGCTCAGAGAGAGAAGAATCGGGCATCGTGGCTGGCTGGCTATCAGAGGGCACTCGCTCTTGATGAGGAAGCTCGGAAGAATAACCTTACTCTCGCTGAGCAGATGAGGTATCACGATATGCAGAACGACATCAACAAGGTGAAGAATGACCAAGGGCAGCAGAGAATCGACCAAGGAAACAGAAGACTTGACTTATCGAAGTTGAAATATACCAATGATGCTGAGTATAAAGATAATCAGTTGAAGATTAAGAAGATGCTTGCTGATGGTCAGATAAGCCATTGGGCTGCTCAGGATGCACTTGCTAGACTGCGAGAAGGACGAATTTCTAATAAGGCTCAGAAATCTTCTGGCGGTAACCAAACTACTGCTGGTTATTGGTATGAGTATTACGACCTGATGGACACTCCTGAGGGGCAGAAGAAGATAAATGAACTTAAAAGAAAGTTGAGAATCAAGAATGTTACTCAGACTAACGTGAGATACATCATGGATAGATTGAAAGGTAGAAGCAGTTCTGCTGGAGGTGGTAAATCTTCTGGTGGCGGCAAGCATACAACACATAAGGCTGGCGGTTCTTCGGCTGGTGGCAAGAAGAAGACTGGCGTAAAATGGTAACAGAATTGGTAACAAACAAATATATATATCATGGCAGAAAGACCATTATACACTTTATACAAGAATCTGAAAGCACAGAACTATGATGTGCCTGATGATTACAATAAGTTTGAGAGTGCTCTGACAAGAGACGGAAAGGGCGGTGCGGATAATAGACACGCTATCTATGAGAACTTGAAGGCTCAGAACTTTGATGTTCCATCTACTTATGAGCGTTTTTACTCTGCACTCTTTGAACCTCGTAGTAAGACTTCATCCAGAGCGAAGGGCGGTAGTGTTCCTATGAGTGCTGCTGACCGTGCTCGTTTCTCTGCTGGGGCAGCAGCTATCTCGGCTAGTGCTCAGCAGACAATGAACAATGCTGGCAGATATAACAGACTGAAACAACGCAAGCATAAACAGCAGAAGGATTTCGGTCGTGTGAATTTGGGTACAAACAAGACTCCTTATGGTGGTGATGCAAACAATGTGGTGAAGGATGATTTTGCTTACAATCCTGAGACTGGCAAGACTGGCGCATACGTTACCTCGGACAATGAGAATGTTTATTCTCTTCCTGAAGCTGAGCAGATGCAAGCTATTCTTGACAAGCAGAACGATGCCTATCAGGTTGCGGTAGATACTGGCGAGATTCCATCTGCCTTTGATGTTCGTGACAAGAATGGTAACTATGACTTGCAGGAGAACATCGGCAAGAATGGAACCTACCTTACTGAGGAGGGTGCTCAAAAGCAGTTTGACAAGAAACTGGCTGATGCCTATGCCCGAAAGAAGGAGATTGAAGCTCTTATCGCTGAGGATAATCGCCAACACGGAAATCCTTTGCTTTCTTATGGTGCTAGTATCGGTGCAAGTAACGGAAGAACCGCTGAGCAGAGTGACTATAGAAATAAGTTGGCAACTTCTCTCGCTCTGGTTAAGCAGCAGATTGGTGCGCTGGAAGCAGTGAAACAATATCCTACAAGTAGCTGGGGTGAGGATGCCTTGAAGGCTCTTGACAATACTGCATTTACTGCAAAAACATGGGATTTCGGTCTGACAGACTTCGCTACCATGGGGCAGATGGAACGTATCAAGACCAAGATGGATAACAAGATTCCTCTCTCAGGTTCGGATAAGATGCTCCTGAAGAGTAAACTGGGTGCGGATGCTGCTGCGGCTCTCGAAGACGAGAAGATGGGTAACATCTATCGCTGGACAAAGATTGCTGGGCAGAGTCTCCCATTTATGGCTGACTTCTTCCTGACTGGCGGCTATGGTGGCATTACAAAGGGCATCAGTCGTGGAGCATTGAAGTTTGCTGCCAAGCGTGGTATGGGCAAGGTGAGTGCTGCAATCTTGAAGAATACTGGTATCGTGGCTGGCGATGTAATCGGCTCGTATGCGATGGCTGGAACTGAGCAAGCGTTGAAGACTGGAGCTGACATCATGCAGAGACATCTGGGTAATCTGTATCAGGATGAGAAGGGTGACTATAAGTTTGGCACTTTCGATGAAAACGGAAATCTCCTGCATGAGGGTGGCGAGTCTATGGGTACTGCGCTCTATAAGGGTTTGACATCTGCCATGGTGGAGAACTATACAGAAAAACTCTTCGGTCACAACTATGGTATCAAGAAGGGTGCTGTGAACTTCATGGAGAAACATGGTATGAATGCTTCTGCTGAGTTCTTTAAGAATATCGGCAAGAGTGGATGGTACACAAATTCCAAGAAGTGGATGGGGAAGTTCGGTATCAATGGTTTCGCTGAGGAAGTGATGGAGGAGGAAATTGGTATTCCTCTTCATGCCCTGCTGGATGGTGAAGGTAAGGTGAGCGACCTTCTTGATGCTAAGCAGCAACTCGACATCATCGGTGGTATGGCTATCTCTGTCGGTTCTATGTATGCTATGGGTGCTGGCTCCCGACCAGTAAAAGGTATCTACAATCGTGCTCAGTACTACCGATTCCGCAACAAGGTGAACGTGGCTGATAGTGATGCACAGAACCTTATGGGCGATAACTGGGCAGACATCAAGGATAAGATAGACAACGCAACCAACGAGCAGATGGGTAGTGTGTTGGCAGACATTCTCCGTAAGAGAGATACCATGACCAAGGAGCAGATTAACGCTGCTGTCAACTATGGTGCCAACCTGATGAAGATGCGTGGCTACAATATTGCCAAGACTGCTGAAATGAATGCCAAGGAGATTACCAACGAGCCAACAACACCTGAGGAGCAGCATCAGGCAGATATTGACAACGCTTATTCTGAGGGGCATGATGCTGATGATGCAGACAAACATGATATTCAGATTCAGCAGGAAGACCAGATGAAAACTCTTGCAGCAGCATTGGGTATCTCTGAGCAGCAGCTATCTGCCATGAGTGACGAGGAACTGGAATCCCTGACGGGACAGGATGATAAACTTGACCAAGCTATCTATGACTACCAGTTGTCTTCTGCCCGATACCAAGGTGTGGTTGATGATGCACAAGATAAGGTTGACCTCGCTGCTCATCAGGCAGAACAGAGGGTTGATATGTACACAGACCAGAGTCGTGGCTCTGTCCGTAACGCTACTATCAAAGCATCAGGCGGCTTGGAAGACTATGGTGTCTATATTATCAGTGGTAATATTGCTACCCATGATGATGGCTCCATTGATGTAAGCAATAGCGATGATATGATTCTATACTATGACCCGACAACGAATAGTGTAGAACATGCTGATGCGTTGATGTTTGCTGAACTGGGTGAAGAACTTCCTGCTGATGAAGTGAAGGCTCAGGCGGTAGCTGATGCAAAAGAGAATGCTATCAAGGAAGTGGCTGGCATCATTGATGGAACCATTGAAGTTGGCTCTCAGTTTAAAGTGACTGGTGCTGATGGTATGGAGCATACTTATGAGGTGCTTGCTGACTATGGTGATGGTACTGCTGCTATCTCTATTGATGGTAACGTGGTTGAGAATCCTTATTCGCTTGCAGACTTGCAGCAGATGAAAGACTTGGAAGACCAGAAGAGACTGGAAGCTGCCAAGGCTGAGCGTGAGCAGATGGAGAAAGAACGTGCTGCCCAGCAGACTCAGGAGACAGAAGAGACTCAACCTTCGTTTGACTTCAATCAGATTCTCAATGATAATGGTAACGTGGTGCTCGTTGATGTTCTCGACAAGGATGGTAATACCAAATATCCTGACTCTAGATTGTTCCTCATTCGTGATGCTGGTGCCAAGGCTAAGGTAGTGGAGTTGAAGAGTGATGGTACTATTGTTCCTCATGCTGTGAATAAAGAAGATGTGGCTACAATCTCTTCTATGTCGCTTGATGAATACAAACAAGCTATGCCTGAATCCTCAATGATAGAGGATAATAGTGGAGAGAATATAGGTGAGGATTCTCAGCTTGCAAATCTCGGTTTGTCTAAAGGTAGCGAGATATGGATGAGTGGCGATGGTTTAGGAAGACCAAAGGAAAACACTCTATCAAGAGTTGTCGGTATTGATGAGCAGGGCAGTATCATCCTCGAAGATAAGGATGGTAAAAAGTGGTCTGCATCATTTGATTATATCAATAACCATCGTGAACTTCCACCTTTGGATGAGAATACCAATATCGTTAATGAGGAGAATAATCAATCGGAATCAAATGCTGATGAGAACACTCCTGCTCCTGAGCAGACTCCTGCCATGACCCTTGAAGATGGAACTATTGTTCCTATGCTGGAGGATGGCAACCCTGACTTCTCGAAGCTGACTGCCGAGCAGACTGCTGAGTTATATGATACCCAGTTCGGTGAGGATGCAGATAGTATCGTATCTGGATATGTGTCTGATGCAAAGAAGGCACTTGACAAGGCTAGCAACATGACCGTGAAGGGTAAGACTTTCGTGGAACAGAAGGCTGCTAAGGATGCCAAGGAGAAGGCGATTGCTGATGCTCAGGCGGCTTATGACTCTGCTATCGCTATCCGTGATGCTTATAATGAGCGACAACTTGCCAAGGTGGAAGATACTGCTGAGGGTAGAAGGGAACTCATTGAGAAGGCAAGAAGAAAGTTCGCTCGCTTGAAGAGTGCTGTGAAGGATGATGCTGAGGCGGTGGCGCAAATCTATAAGGAGACGGTTGGAACTCTGCTGCATCGTCTGTATGATGGTACTGGCATTGACGTGACAGATACGATTCCGCTTACTGCTGAGGAGTATGTGGTTAGCAACCTCGGTGCTCACTCTCTCAACTATGAGGGAACAGAGACAAGCAAAGGTGTTAAGCAGGAAACTGGATTGAGTAGAGAAGACTTTGCCAAGACTCAGTTGCTCGCTGCTTATGGCAAGGGAACTACTATTGATGCGCTCGTTCACAGCTTGTGGGAGAATCGTCCATCCAACCTTGAATCACTCGACACTCAGGATATTCGTGCTGCACTTCTTGATATTATCAATAGCGGTTTCAAGGCATCGGAAGCAAGGAATTTTGTTGAAAATATTCGCATTGCTCAGGCTGAGAACATACTTGAAGAGCAGAAACGTGCTCAGGAGAATGCAGCCTATGCTGAGCAGCACAAGGCTGAGCCAGAGGCCGAGTTGAAGGCGAAGTCGGATGAAAAGGCTGAGTTGAAGGCGAAGTCAGAGGCGAAGTTGGATAATGAATCGGATAATAAATCTAATGATTTGTCTAATGAAACGGATAATGAGAAGACAAATGACAATATAAATGATAATATAAATACTCTCACTCCTGAACAGCAGAAAGCTATGGAAAAGGGCGAGAAGTTAGGTTTCCCTGCTTTTGACAAGGAAGGTGAACCTATCAATCAGTATGTCATTGAACTTGCTAACTGGGCAAAGGAGCAAGGCTTGGAGATAGACCCTACATCTAAGTCAAATAGCTACGCTGATTTGTTCTTGATGTGCAAAGATGGCTTTGGTGTTAGCACACTTGTTCCTGATGAGGGAGAGAATATTAATCAGGTAGTTTATTTCCCTGACAACGTGCAAGACTTTGACCAACTTTGGAAACTGCAAGAGGAGTTCAATGCAGGACGTGACCTTAAACACTCTTCTAATATAGATAGCGAAATCACAGAAGGTGCAACGTTCTATGATGCCGATACTGCTAGAGAGTTCAAAGAGTTTGTTGACAAGAAGGTTGAGAAACAGAATAAGGTGTTCGGTGAGCAGAGACCAGAGGAAGACCTTCCTTTCTCTGCTAAGGAGAATGGTAAGCAGCAGACAAATGCCGAGCGTTCTGCTGATGTAGAGAAGAATAAGGTGGATGATATGAAGGTCGTTGACAGCATTGTTGGGCAGAAGACTCGCAAGGCTTTCGATAGACTTGCTAAGATGATGGGTGCCAATATTCAATGGCAGTACTCAGACAAGTTGGGCAACGGCTGGATTCAGGAGACTACGGATGCTGATGGCAACGTGCATCGTACCATCTTCATTACTCTTGACTCGTCCATCACGGAAGGTGCTCAGTTTATTTTTGGTCACGAAATGACTCACCAAATCAAGAACCTGAACCCTGCTGCATACAATGAGTTGACTCAGCTTGTGCTTGATACCTATGGCTCTGATGCCTTCGACAAGGCGGTAGATGAGACCATGCAGAGATATTCCGATGCTGGATTCTCTGGACGTGCTAGAGATTACTATGCTGAGGAGGTTGTTGCTGATGCTGTAGGTGAAATGATTCGTGACCTCAACTTGGCTCACACTCTTGCTATGAAGATGTCTCATCCTCTGCTCGCTGCTATCCATGAGATATTGCAGAAGATTAAGTTGGCATTCTTTGGTACTGAGTATAGCGATGTGACCAAGAACATCATCCGCTCCATCGAACAAGCCTATGTGAAGACTGCCAATGGTCAGGTGACAAACTCTGAGACTGGCGAAGATGTTTCCTTCTCTCTCCGTCAGAAGCCTGAGCCTAAGAAGAAGGGTGTCGGCTACAAGGTGTTCGTGCTAAAGGATGGAAAACTCTATCCACCAATGGTAGCGAACCCTAATGGTGCTGCTACTCCAGTTGGTGTATGGCTCGATGCTGATGCGGCTCCTATTGCTGGAGAAAGCAAGACTGGAAGACCTCAGGTTAAGCAGGGCGGCAAGGGAACACAAGGCGGTAGCGGTAAGCTAGCCTATAGACCAGGCTGGCATCTTGGTGTAGTGCCTTACGCTATCCAGTTCAACCGCAAGGATGCTGAGGGAAACAAGACTCTCTTCCCTAAGAACTTCGTCTTTGCTGAGGTGGAGTATGCTGCTGATGTAGATTATCAGGAGGAAGCTCGCCAAGAGGGTATCAATCCATCGGGCAAGTATCAGCATTCACTCGCTGGCTTGAAACATCTGCCTACTGATGGCTATTATATGTATCGTACCAACCCGAACCCCGAGACTGACCCTTGGGTGATTACTGGTGCAATGAAGGTGAACCGTATCTTGACCAGAGCAGAGCAAGCGGAACTTGTGAAGAATGCTGGACGTGAACCTCAGCAGATTCAGGAGGGCGATATTGTTACTGATGATGTTGTGAACAGCATCAATCAGGAGATAGCTGCTGCTCCTAAGTTCTCGTTAAAGACTTATCACGGAACAGGAGCGAACTTTGACCGCTTTGATACTTCACATGCTTATGAAGGCGCTGGCTCAGAAACTTTCGGTCATGGTATTTACGTGACTAAATCGGCTAAAATCGGTGCATCCTATGCTCTGAAAGCTAAGGTAAAGGAGATAAAGACTCCAAAGGCTTTCAAGGCTATCAAGAATGGCGATAATTGGTTCGGTCGATTCATTGATAATGCTGTGAGAAGTTCTTTCGCTAAGGCAAAGAAGGAAACTTTTAACAGAATGGATGAACTTATCAAGGAGGATGAGAATATCGTCAATGACGAGACTAAGCCAGAGTGGAAACAAAATGCAGCACAGAAGGAGTTGGCTGATTTCGATAAGTTGAAGTCTTTGTTTGAGGGCTTGACAGAGGAAGATATTCCTTCTTTGAAACGTGCCAAGGCTAACAGATACGAGGTAGAGATACCTGATGATACTGGCAACAATTACCTTGATTGGAACAAACCAATGAAGAAGGAGCAAAAGAAGATTGTTCGTGAAGGTTTGGAGAAACTAGGTGTTGATGTTGATAGGTTGGTACGCAATGGTTACTCACTTGACAAAAACTTTGGCGATGTTTACAATGGTCTGTTGTATTATGCGTTGAATGGAACAAAATTTGAGGAACGTGACAGTTTTGTGGCATCTAGCAACTTCCTATCTTCACTCGGCTTTACAGGTATCAAGTATTATGCTGGTACGATATGGGGTGGAGCGAAAAAAGGTGACTTGAACTATGTGATATTTAATGAGGATGATGCAAAGATAGTTGGTAACACTAAGTTTTCGTTGAAGAAGGTAAACGATGCTTTCAATCAGAGATTAGATGAGTTAGTGAAGAATCCTAACCAAAAGGATAAGATTCTTCGCTTGGGTCGCTCTAGTTCCTTCTTGAAGGCTGGTGGAATTGCTGATGCAGATATTGAGTTGGAATTTGATAAGTTTGTGCGTAAATCGGGTGATAAATACAAGAATAACCATCCATTTAATGCAAGCGACTTGAAGAATTTGCCAATGGCTATTGCTGAACCGATTGCAGTATTTAAAAGCACTAACGCCAATGACCATGTTGTACTTACTGAGCTTCAAAAAGACGGTAAGAACTTTATCGTAGCAATTAGAGCGGTTGAACAGCATCGAAAAGGTGGTGTCGTATTAGAGGTTAATCAGATTACTTCTCTCTATCCAAAGGAAGAAAAAGGTATCATAAATTGGGTAAATACAGGTAGAATAAGCAATGTTGACAAAGAAAAAGCCCTCCACTTTATCGAGGCACTCCAGCCCCATGCTGGAACCTCAATAACAGATGAAGAGCTTAAATCTGCTGCAAATATAATCAATTCTTTTGAAACCACCAAGGAAAATGGCGAAAAGTTTTCATTGAAGGACGAAAAAACTCTTGCAGGAGTGCATAACATATCAGAAGAGAAGCTGTTGAAGGCTATCAAGCAAGGTGGTCTTGCCAATCCGTCTGTGGCAGTCATTGACTCTAGTAGGCAAGACCATAAGGCGTATGGTGGCATTTCCTTGATTCTGCCTTCCGATAAGATTGCTAAGAGAACTGGAAAAAATGCAGGTACTTGGCAAGGTGATGCTTATACTCCTACTTATCCAGAAGTGGAGAAACAGATGAGCAATAAGGGGGCTGAAAAGTCTTCTTCGGATGTTCTTTCTGTGCCAAAAGAAATGCAGCATGAAGTAAGAAATGGTATCGACCGATGGTTGAACGGGGGCGATGCAAACTCTGGTTTGAAGTATCTCTTCCTTCATGAGAAGGGTGTGGCTCCTGAACCGAAGATGATTCAGCCTAAGTTTAGTGATGAAGCATATAACGAGTTGAAGTTTATTACTGCTGGAGACTTCAATATCTATGGTATCGGCAAGGCTGATGCTCAGAAGGTCTTGGATATGTACATTGAGGCAAAGTTTGATGGCGATAAGGATTTGTATGAGGAGAAGACCAAGGCTTGGCTGGAAAGAAATAAGTCTATCGTTGATGCTGGTACTAAGGGTGGAATGAGATATGCCATTGCCAAGGAGAATGTTGAACTATATGATGAATATGGTTTCAACTATAAGGGTGTGCAGACCTTCGTCCGTGATGTAGAGTATGACCATCGTAAGAGTGGCGTTGATACGAATGCTACGCTTAATGAGGTTGAAGACTACATCAAGACCAATAACCTGACAGATGAGTTCAATACTTGGCTGGAAGGTAAGGAAAAGGAATATGGCATTAAGGAGGTAATCTTTGATGGCTTTACTCCTAGCGGCAATCGTAGATATGTGCCAAACACCTTGGAGAATGTTTCAAAGTTGATGAAGAAGCAAGGACGAAATGGTGCAACTGGTGCGGCTGTATCTTTCCAAAACTTTGCTGCAAGACTGATGCCTTCTTATGGAACATTGAAGGATATTCGCTCCAAGAAAGGTTTGTTGACTTCTGACCGAGAGAAATTTGATAAATTCAGAGAAAAGTGGTCGAATGTATTCTTTGAACTTGGCATGAAGTGCCAGCCTGATGCAACTGGAACTTTTGACGATTATGGTTTGGCAAGACTCTCTGAGGCGGCAATGACAAGTGACCCACAAGCCTATTTGAAGAAGGAGTACAATGTGGACTTCTCAGATGAGGACACGAAACGCTTGAAGGAAATGGTTAAGGCTATCAAGGAAGAGCATCCTGCCATGTACTTTGAGACTAAGTTTGAACGTCCAGTTAGATTTGACGAGTTCTCTGCTGCTGTTGTTCCTACTACTACCAAGAAAGAGGTGAAGGAGGCATTGAAGAATGCTGGTGTATCAATATTTGAGTATGACGAAAAGAGCGATGCAGACCGAAAGCGTGCCTTCAATGAAGCTATCAATAGCAGCGACAATATCCGATTCTCTCTCGCTGGTGAGCGTGGTGCGGCTGCTGCTGACAAGGCAGAGGAACGTACCTTCCGTATGGATAATCTCTCTGTGGCAAAGGATATGGAGAAGAACAAAAAGAAGGCTAAGGCTATCAAGGCAGCTACTGGCTGGGAGCGTGGTGCTGATGGTAAGTGGAGATACGAAATGCCTGATGTTGTTCTCCGTGACCCGAAGGAATGGGTGAATAAGAAGACTCTGACTCTCTCTGATATTGTAGAGAAACCAAACGATTTGTTTAAGGAATACCCTGAGTTGTTTGATGCTTATCCTGAATTGAAGGATATGAAGATTTTGAAGGGTAGAGCAAAGAGTGGTGGTGTCTTCTATAATAATGCCATTACGCTGAACCTTGGAGATATTCGTGAGGCTATAAAGTACGACATGGACACACACTATAAGTTGGCGAATAATAGTCTGAAAAAGACCTTGGTTCACGAGATTCAGCACTATATTCAGGATAAGGAAGGCTTTGCACAAGGCGGCAATAATGAAATGATAATTGACAAGAATGCCTTGGATGCTATCGCCAAGTTGAGGGCTGAAAAAGATGCAGTAGCAAAGGAGTTCTATGCCATGTCTCCTGAGGAGCAGCAGAGACGAAAGTACGAAATCAATAAAAGATACAACGACCTTACCAAGCAGATTGAGAGATTGGAGAAGTCTAGCAGAATCGGATATGATGGCTATAATCGTCTCTCTGGCGAGGTGGAAGCTCGTAACGTATCTTCCCGATTGAACATGACTCCTGAGGAGAGAAGAAAAACTCTCGCTGAATCTACTGAGGACGTGGCTCGTAAAGACCAGATTTTCTTGGGTGTTGGCGATGTGTCCTTCTCTCTGCGTGATATGGCTGACGGAAAGGAGAGTGGTGCGGCTGATATGGCTGAGGACTTGAAGAGTCTGAACACTCCTGATGAGGTGGATGATGCTATCAAGACTGCCATTGATGATATGCCGAGCGGATGGCAGATGGCTAACAAGAAGATGATTCATATTGCTCAGGCTCTGGGCGAGAATCGCAAGGCAGAGATTGCTGGCGAGGAACCTAAGTTCTCCCTGAAGGATGGTTCACTCATTAAGGCTGGAACCTATTTTAGTGGTGGTGGTCTTGTTGAGGAAGGCTTGAAGGGTATCATCGACCCAGTGGTGGCAGTGGAGTATGACGAGAAGATAAGCGGTGTTTATCGCAACAACTTCGGGCAGCACATCGTTACTGCTGATGTTCGTGATGTTGACCCTAAGGAGTTGGTGAAGCAGATTGATGGCGAGGTAGAGTACTTCCATGCCAGCCCAGTCTGCAAGAACTACTCTCAGGCGAAGAGTAACCATACTGAGGTGGAACTTGACAAGGAGACTGCTGCTAGTACTGCTGAGTTCATCAATGCTATTAAGCCAAAGGTGGTGACTATTGAGAACGTGAAGGGGTATAAGGATTCGGAAGCGATGAAGACTATCACCGATGCTCTGGATGCCAATGGCTACACTTGGGATGCAGATGTGTATAATGCTGCTGACTATGGCGGCTACACCAACCGAGAGAGATTGATTGTCCGTGCGGTTCGTGATGGCAAACTTCCTGCCAAGCCAAAGAAGATGGCACGCAAGAACGGATGGTATGAAGCTGTGGCTGATATTATCCCGACCCTGACAGAGAAGAAGAATGGTGTGGCTCCTTGGATGGACGTTCGCTTGAAGGCTGATGGCATTGAATGGCGCAACATTGACAAGCCATTATATGTGATGGGTAGTGCCTACGCTGACGGCAAGATTCCTCATGCTTTTGCTGATGAACTGCTTCCAACGCTCAGGACGAAGAGTGGTGATGTGATTGTGATGCCTGACGGCAAGGTATATCGTGCTATGGGTAGAGTGCTCGCTAGAGTATCAGGAGTGAGCGATGATTACAAGATGCCATTCTCTGAGAATCTGAGCCATACCATTATCGGCAACGGAATCCCTACCCAGTTGACGGAACATGTGATTGCTCCTCTGCTTACTGGTTCTGACCCTAAGTTTAGCATCCGTGCCTATCATGGTACTGGTGTTAGCTTTGACAAGTTCGATTTGTCTCATGCTTTTGAGGGTGAGGGAAGTGAGACTTTTGGGCATGGTGTGTATGTTACAAACTCAAAGAAAATAGGTGATAATTATGCACAACGTGCAAAAGATAGAAAGGGGAAGTTAGGATTTGATTATAAGATTGATATGTCTGCCGATGCTGGACAAATGCTTAGCCATTATATCAATAAAAACCAAGATGTAGATAAGGGCTTAGAAAACGCTAGACAAGACTTGAAATCTGCTTTGGAAATGTTCCCTGATGATGAGACATTGAAAGAGTTGTCTGCTATTTTGCAAAAGAATAATAATGAGATAGCAGAGGCAAGTAATGAAGCTTATCTCTATGACGTGGATATACCAGATGATAATGGTGAAAACTATCTTGGATGGAATGAATCTCAAAACTTCCCATTGGAAAAATGGTACAGACTATGGGAAATTACTCATCATGGATTCAATGAAAATGAATATTTCAAAGATGGTGGAGCGAATTATGATAAAGATAGGATTGAGCGTATCATCCAAATGAAACTTGATTCTCCTGAGAACGGCATGCAGAAACTTCCTACATTGAAAGGTGAAGAACTTTATCATGCTTTGGAAGATTTCTTTGACCGTGAAAGACCTTTGCGTGGTGCAAAATTAGCATCAAGGGCTTTGAGCGAAATAGGTTTTGTCGGCATCAAGTACCCTGCTGGTCTTATTCATGGCGGTGCTGAGGAAGGCGATTACAATTACGTGATATTCGATGAGAATAATGCCAATATCGTGGGTAATACCCGATTCTCCTTGCGCTATGACAAGTTTGAGCATGACCTGAACCAGTGGAAGAAGGATAACAATCTGCCTAAGGATGCTCAGAGACCAACCATCCCACAACGCAACGCTGGCGAGAGTGCTGTTGATTTCCTGAGGAGAGTGGACGAGTACCGCAAGCAGATGGCTCTGTGGAAGACAGCTCCAACCTACGAGCAGCATCTTCTAAGTGATGATACTGCCCTTGGTGAGTTCAACCGAGAGTTGCAGCGTGGTTCTGTGCTCAAACGTATCGCCTTCCAAGATAGTATGCTGGCTATCCGTAAGGCTCAGGAAGCTATCATGAAGGAAGTGGGTGTTGACCGCCTGAATATGGCTGAGGATGCCTATACTGCCGAGAACCGCAGTCATGGCAAGGGAAAGAACGAGTTTGAGGAGTACAACAATGAGTTCTTGCAGCCATTGAGAAAGGCTTATCATCAGATGAAGAAGATACTGGGTGATAGCTATGATAATGTCCGTATCTACATGATGGCTAAGCATGGTTTGGAGCGTGATGCACAGATGGCTTTCAAGAAGTCTCTGGAAGCTGACTATGAGGACGTGGCTCAGAGAAGTGCTGCATACAAGGCTTACAAGGGTGATATGAACCGTATCATTAATGATAGCGACCTAGAGTTTGGCAGAGTAGACTTCACTACTTGGAGACAGAGAGACAATGCACTAAGGGTGAAATATTCTCCATCATATATGGACTATCGCTACGACAAGAATGGTATTGTCTACGATTACTCAGGTTTGTCTGCTCTCTTTGACGGCTCAGACTTTGAGGAAGCTGCCCACAAACTGGTAAAGGATATTGAGAGTAAGTATGTAGCTGAGACTCACAATCTCTGGGATGCAACGAATGCGGCTACCAAGAAGGTTCTCCGTGATGGCTATAAGGCTGGCATGATGAGCAAAGATACTTATCAGTATGTGCGTGATATGTATAGCCATTATATTCCTCTCCGTGGCTGGGATGGCACTACTGCCGACCAAGTATGGGACTATATCGGTGGCGGCAAGGGTGCTTTCAATCAGACCTTGAAGAAGGCACACGGACGAACCTCTATCGCTGATGACCCTATCGCCTACATCGAGAACATGGCAGAAAGTGGAATCCTGCTGAACAACAAGAACTGGGTGAAACAACACCTGATGCTCTTGGCTCAGAATCATCCGACCTCTCTTCTTACCCTTAGCAAGGCTTGGTATGTGAAGAGTGTGGATGATAATGGCAACGAAGAGTGGATTCCTGCTACACCTCAGATTACTTCTCAGATGAATAGCAATCAGGTGAAAGCTGCCATTGATGCTTTCGAGAAGAAGATGGAGCAGATGGCGCAGACTGGCGATGCTACCCAAAAGAGAGACGGCTTGAATATTGCCTATCCTCAGACTCATAGCGAGGAGAGAGAACATGAGGTGCGAGTGATGAAGGATGGCGAGGAGTATGTTATCTACGTGAATGGTGACCCTCAGTTGGCTCAGGCGATGAACAATACCAGAGCACACCGAGTAAGAGAGATTCAGAGCGGCAAATTGGATAGGGCTGCTGCTTGGTTGGGCAGAAAGATGGCTGCTGCCTATACCAGTCTTTCACCTCTCTTCATCCCTTCCAACTACTTCCGAGACCTGACCATGACGCTGGCATCTACCGCTATTCGTGAGGATGGAAGATACAACTATCTGCTTAGAAAGAATCTTGCTACCTCTTGGAATCTTGGTTTCATGTTGAGAGACTATCAGAACGGCAAGTTGAGAGAAAAGGTAAGCAACGGAAACGCTACTCCAAAGGAACAGATGTTCTATGACTTCATGATGAATGGTGGCGAGACTGGCTTTGTCTCTTCGCTTGATGTGGAAGACTTGAAGAAGAAATTCAAGAATGACTTGAAGGATTTGGATAGATGGAAGGCGAACCCAGTAAAGGTAGGGCATACCATTATGGATAGTATCGAGTTCCTGAACAGAATGATTGAGGATAGTAACCGATTTGCGGTTTACATGACTTCTATTCAGTATGGTCGTTCCATTGATGAGGCTGTGAATGATGCCAAGGATGTTACCTTGAATTTCAACCGAAAGGGTACTGGCGAATACGGCTGGCAGATGATTAGAAATCTTTATCTCTTCATCAACCCAGCAGTACAGAGTTTGCAAACCTTGGGTGCGCTTGCCAAGCATCATCCATTTAAGTTCACGGCTGTTACTGCATCATGGTTGGCGAGTGGCGTGCTGGTTCCTATCGTTAACGCTGCCCTGATGAGTCTGTTGGGCGGTGATGATGATAAGGATAAGTACTGGCAGTTCACCAAGTGGGATAGACGAAACAACCTGATTATGTGGGTTCCGTTTACTCATGAGTATGTGAAGATTCCGCTTGCTCAGGAGTTCCGTGCCTTTTATGGAATAGGTGATATGATTGCATCCAAGATGATGGGTGGAGAGTTGGCTGAGGAGAGTTGGAGCCAGTATGCAGAAGACTTGCTCGGTCAGGTAGTGGATATGTTTCCGCTTGACCCTACTGGTTATGATGGCAATATTGCTGTCAGTCTGATGCCGAATGCTATTCGCCCAGTCTTTGAGTTGGCTTTCAATGTAGACTTTACTGGCAAGCCATTATTCAAGGACACAGAGTACAACAAGTATGACCCGAACTTTACCAAGGCATACGTGGGCACTCCTGATTGGTTGGTTCGTATATCAAGGATGGTTAACTCAATCGGAAACGACTATCCTGATGTGCAGCAGAACAGTATTGATGCCTTTGGAGACCAAAGGTATAATCTGAATAACCCTGCTGTGGTTGACCATGTATTGTCTTCTTATCTTGGTGGTGCTTACACCATGGGCAGTCAGGTTCTTGGTGTTCTTACCAAGTCACTCAATGACCCGAAGGAAATCAAGGTGGCTGATATTCCATTGTTCAGCAAGTTCGTCAGCAATCCTGATGATAGACCGGTTACTAAGAAACAAGGTGATGAGTTCTGGAATATGAAGGAGAACCATGACCGAGCAGCCAATACCCTGAGCAAGTTGAAGAAACAAGCTAAGGTGGATGGAGATTACTCTATGCTGGAGCGGTTCTACGGCTCTGAGGAGTATAAGCAGTACAAGCAGGATGATGTGAAGGTGAAGAATTATGAGGAAGACAAGAAGAAGGAACGTGCTGAGGAGAGTGGGGAGGAGTCTAGACCTCACAAGTTGAATGCCGAGGATATATACAAGGTTCACGCTACTCCGAAGGACGATTTTGAGGACTTGAAGCTGAAACAACTCTACACCAAACTGAACGGATTCAAGTCTGCCTATGACCTATTGGTTGATACGGCTCCTAGTCAGAGCGATGCCTACTACAACATCAACAAGGCAGCCATTGATGCCATTGACGAGATTTCTCTTGATAAGCAGGAAATATCCGAGTTAAAGAAAGGTTTCTTGGATGATGGCAAGGATGCCTACAACGCTGAGGACATGAAACAGATTCGTGACCTGAGAAAGAAGATTCTTGCTGTGCTGGAGAAGGCTAACAAGGTGGTTGTGGCTAATCAGAAGGCGAAGGCTGAGAAGTAATACATATATGACTATCCCCTGAAAGTGCTAGGCTTTCGGGGGATAATTGCTTTCAATCTGAAACTTTTTACCTCTATTTCTTGTGCGAATCTAACAATCTGTAAATATTTATAAAGTTTAACTATTAAAAATATCCTAAATTGTTATGTTCTCATTATTCCTTTTTATATTTGCAGCATCTAAGAACATCTGAATCTCAGGTGATTACATCAGCAAAAGAATATCCAATTATTATAAACTTAAAAAATGAAGGCTTATGAAAAAAGATGAAGACGAAGACCTACGAGTCAAGAAGTTAATTGGAGAGATAACTAAGTTACTCCCTGAACGAAGCAAGATTAAGACTGACTTGTTTTATTTCAAGTATGCGCCTATATTGGTCATGCTTTTCAGATGGTATGGTATATCTCAGTTCTATGACAACAAAATGGAGATAACACTATGGTACGAAGAGAATGAGGAACCTATCTGGTTCTTCTACTTCATCACTTACATTCTTTACCCGATTTCTCTTTGGAAGGGTCAGGTGTTGCACCGGTTGTGTGTAGAGTGGCGCATTCCGATTCTCTATATTGCAGGAGTCAATGTGATTCACGTCATGTATGATTCCATCGTTATCACGAATCAGATGTACTATTGTGATATGTTCCTGATTACACTCATTTTAATTATATATGCTTATGTCGCAATTAGTAAATTACAGCATCATCGAAGCTGGACTTCGTGCTCTCGCTGATAAGGCTCACGAATCAGCAGTTGCCCAAGCGGAAGGCAAGCCTATCCCTTGCGGTCTGTCGGAAGGAGATATGGAACTTGTGGCACTCCTTACTGCCATGATGAATGATACACAAGCTAACAAGGGATGGTGCGCTCACGAAATGGGCAAGTCTATCTCATCCTTTGAAAAGTATGTTCACGATGGCAAGATACCCGAAGGCATCCACGACCAGTTCGGGCATGAGAAGAAGTGGAATAAGTCGCTCATCCGATACTTTGCCAACAAGAAGGCTTTCTTCCGCAAGCTATCACGAAAGTATGGCATAAACCTCTAGAAACAGCAACACCTTATTATATATAGGAGAGACCCAATCGCCCCTCCTGTATATTTATGACCTTTTCCGTAACCATAAATCTTTGCTAATCACACACTTATACAATCTTTTACGAGTTTATCTATATCTATCCATATTATTCGTAACTTTGTGCTCGTAACGTTACGTAGTATTAATCAATTAATGTTTAACAAAAGATTCAGGATAATATGGAAAGTAAAACGTATGTATTCGGAAATGAAGGCTCTACATCTAACAATGGGATGCTCGGTCTTCTTGCACCTCTGCTCCAGAAGCAGGGTGTTGACCCTAATGTCCTCCTTGCCATGAAGGGAAACAATGGTTTCGGTGGCGAAGGTGGATGGTTCATGTGGGTAATCTTCCTTTTCTTCCTCATGGGCTGGGGAGGTAACGGCTGGGGAGGTTTCGGCAATAATGGTCGTGGTGGTCTCGCAAACGAGATTAACAATGACTATGGTCGTGGTCTCCTGATGGATGCCATCGGTGGTAACCGAAATGCGCTCAGCAATTTGGCTACTCAGTTGAACTGCACCGAAGGTCAGATTCAGAGTGCCATTTCTGCATTGACCTCTCAGGTTCAGAATGTAGGTAATCAGGTTGGTATGAGCGGTATGCAGACCATCAATGCTTTGCAGCAGGGTAATATGCAGATTGCTCAGCAGATTGCAAACTGCTGCTGCGAGAACCGCTTGGCTATCTGCCAGCAGACTGGTACTTTGCAGAATGCCATCAACAATGTAGCTAATGGTCAGGAGCGTGGCTTCTCCAATGTGGCTTACGAGACTCAGAGACAGACTTGCGACTTGCACAACGCTATCAAGGATAGCACTCAGACCATCGTTGACGGTCAGAAGCAGGCTGAGATGAGAGAAATGCAGAACAAGATTGATGCTCTGCGTGAGGAGAACAGCACCTTCAAGTCTTCTGCAATGACCTCTCAGATTGTTGGTCAGGCGGTGGCTCCTATCAATCAGGTGTTGGCTGGCTTGCAGAACGAGGTGGCTGGTATCAAGTGTAAGTTGCCTGAGACCGTGACTACTCCTTATAGCCCATTTACTGCGGTTCCTAACTGCGTGGCTTATCAGGCTGGTTTGTATGGACTGAATGCTGCAAACAATGCAGGATTCTGGGGTTAATAAGGAAAGGAGGCTGCTATGTTTTGGTTAAGACCATTTACATGGGTGAATCGTAATGGTTCGGCAGCTATCGCTTCAACGGGCGTGGCGGTGAACACCAACAATGTTGTTTTCTCGTTCAAAAACCACGCCTTCCTGAATGCCAGCTATAGAGGAACGATTTTCGTGAACCTGATGCAGGCTATTCCGACTGGAACGACTGGCACGCTGCCTATCCTTTTCGAGACCAACGGAAGTACTCAGGCTGTGACCAAGTATAATGGCGCACCATTGACGGTTGCAGACGTGCAGGGAACTGGTGTTTATCAGTTTTGGTTTGAGAGAGATACTAACACCCTACAGATGATGTCGGGTATTGTTTAACAAGAATAGATAATAGGAGATTACATTATGTTTCAAGGTTTAAGAACTAATTCTTTATTCTATGTGCTCGACAAGGGCGAGAACCCGAACTTGCGAATCGGTCAGGTTGTTTCGGTGAGCAACCCTCAGACGAAATATCCTGCCTTCAATAACGGTTTTACTCCTCAACCTATGGAGACAGTGGTTGATGTGAAGGTGAAGCTGAATGATGAGGAGGTAGATTTCAAGCAGCTACCTGCCAACGGACAGATAGCCAACGACAAGAATCTTGTGGTGAGCGACAACAAGGATGCCATGAGTGCCGAGGTCGATGCTATGCTGAGACAATCCAAGGCGATACTGGAGAGCGTAGATTACCACAAGAGGGTCGTTGAATCTTGTGAGGGAATGCTACAGCAACTCAACCCCCAGATAGCCAAGGAGAAGGAACAGACCGAGAAAATCAATAAACTGGAAGGTAAGGTTTCAGGTATTGAGGGCAAGATTGACAAGATGATGGGATGGCTCCAGCAGACCATGAGCAAGTAATCTCCTACCTATCTATTCACTTTAATATCTTATGATTATGGTAATGATTGAGATTACAGAAGATAAGTTCGATGATTTGTATGACAACATCGAGTCTATGCTTGGTTTTGGCAGCAAGGCTATGTCTTGTCTGAAAAAGATGAAGCAGGAGCGTATGGGTGAGCGTATGCCTGATTATCGTGACGATTGGAGAAGAGAGCGTGAGGAACGTGAAGAGCGTGAGAACAGACGTAGATTCAACAACGTGAACGATGATTGGAACTACCCGAACCGCTATGGTGAAAGAGGTGGTGGCGGCTACAATGGTGGCGGTCGCTAGTGTTTAACTTGGGAGTTTTGGGAGCGACATAAATGCCGTGACCAGACTCCCTTTAATATTCAGCAATATGAACAGATGCAGAATGCCATTGGATATGTATGACCTCAAACCTGAGGGAATGGTTTCTTATCTCAGATACAATGGCTATCATTTCAGCAAGAAGATGTGCGAGTGGGCGGTGAGCCTGATGTACAAGTATGACCATTCCTCCAAGCGTGATGTAAGTGTCTCGTTTTGGGATAAGGAGAAGGTGGATGCCTTGCTGCTTGGTCAGGGAGTAGAGGTAAAGAATAAGATAGGCTACGACCATGTATATGTGGCGAATATGGCTAGGGCAGACTTCTACAAGTCTTCCATCAAGGATGAGGAGCAGCTAGCCCAGTTTATCAAGGATATGGTGGATGATGCCGACCAGAAGGATGGCTTCATCTTCAACCGATTCTATGCCGACTGCTGCCACAATGGTGTGCCTATTCCTTGGGAAGATGTGTTATGATAAGAAGAGTAATACAACTTCCGAAGTACGATTGGAGCATAGTATGTTTCATAGGTTATCAGTCACCTGATGCCGATGAGATATGCTATGCTCTTTCGGATATTGGCTGCAATGGAAATCCATTATCGGAAGCCTACGAACATCTAACTAAGGAGAGTGTAGATAGGGGTCTCACCTATTCCAACCTAGCTGAAAGAAGGAGTGTTCTTGCCATCGGTAAATGTGAATCTGATGGCAGCATCATTAATACAATAGGTCATGAGCTTCTTCATGTGGTAGCGCATATCTGTGAGCAGGATGGTATTGATATGTTGAGCGAGGAACCATGCTATATGATGGGGAGTTTGTGCGAGAAGTTCTTTAAGTTGTATGGTTAATGTATGGGTTGATGCAGGATTGCTGCATAAGAAAAGGGTGAACCTTTCGGCTCACCCTTTATTCTTAATATTTCATTTATAACCTCTAAGAAAGCTGAGTACCATCCAAGTTCACCCAAGCAGTACCATCCCAAAGAATCAATTTACCTAAAGTTGTGTCTTTGTAAATATAACCTATCTGTACACTTGATGGTCTTTCTTCTGTTGTACCTTGCTTCTTGGCATCAGCAGGATTTCTGAACGAATCAATCCATGATACACCATTCCACCAGATTGGTTTTAACAAATCAGTATCAAAGTATTGATAGCCTTTGTCGTTTTCTTTATTTGTTAATGTAGGTCTATCTTTCTTAAAACCTGCACACCGTTCATTCCCTTCTGTATAAAAAGGCTTAGATGTGTCTAATTTGTCCCATTTATTTTTTATGCTATTATATATATAGTAGCATTGATTTGTGTTGTCACAATATATTGCATTTGAATAATTACTTGGTATATCAAATTCTTTAGGTCTTTCATTGTTTGAAGCCGCTCTTGCATATTTTCTATTCCAAGGAAATAAATTTAGCAATTCTTTGTTAACTTTAATCGAAATAACGTGAGTAAGTTTATCGCTTATTAATTGACCATTGTTTATGTTTAGTAAATTATAAACTTCGCACTTGCTAAAATCTATGACACCTTCCTTTGATATATGTAGTAAAGAATTATTTCTTGTCTGAAAAATATCTGTATCAATTTGACAAAAGTCTATATTAGAACAGTAATCGTCTAATGTGATATGAAAATATTTTTGATTTTCCGACAATTCTCCATTGAATACGTATTGGTTTCCAATAAACCTTACAGTAGAATTTTTAATATTGACATTTCTTCTAACCAATAAATCATCAGTCTGACGTTGTTCTAATATTTTATCTGCTATCTTTCCACTATTATAGAATTTATTAGATAAAAACTTAATTTCTTTTGAATTTTCACAAGTTATATTATTCGGAGCAATAATGGTATTATTGCTAAAAGTTATATCATTTGAATAATAAATATGTAATGATATGTTTTCTAACAAGCAATTCGATATGATATAATTGTTTCCTTTATAAAACATTTGAGTAAGTGGAGTATCTGAATAGAAATGACAATTTTCTATTACCACATTGACAGGAATAATATATTTGCTATCATTAGTTGTTGTTGAAGAGAACCATCCATCTTGTTTACATTTAATAGAACATCCAGAAAAAGTAACTCTTCCTAAATTAGCACCATATACATCAGAATTTACAAATTCTACTCTTATAGGTGCAGCGCGTAAGCAATTACCATTTACATTGATAAAAGATATATCTCGTCCTCCACTTGCTATACATAAACTTCCTTGACAATTACTACCAGTACAATTAATTACAGTTATGCTGTGTCCTACAATATATTGTGCATCTTGTACATTTACGCAATAACCATCATCACCATTATCAGATAGATGGCAATTCTGAATAATTCCATTATGAGAACCATCTGTAACATATAAGCTATCTGCTGTATTTTTTGAAAATGTACAAGAATCTACGTTAAAGTAAGAACACTCGCTTAAAATATCAAGTGAATGAATTCCTCCAATAAAATCACAATTACAAACTTTGAAATTGCTAGATTTACGGATAGTAACATTGGCTAAAGAGTGCTTTCTTGCATTCATATAAACTTCATTACTAACTTCAACTCTAGAAACCCATTCTTCCTTACCTAAATCAAATCTTATATTATTAATTTCAAAAGAGTTACCAATGAAACGAAATATCCATTTGTAAGCTGTGTTAGGATTGTTATAATCTATCCAATTATTCAAGTATCTAAAAGTTGCCTTCTTTTTAGAATACAACTTCTGTCCATTAAGGTTGAATACATTTTCAAATGTTGAAAAACCATAAGTAGAATTATCTGTAAGCAGAACATCGCATCCACTATTTATACTAGAAATAATTGCATTAGAATCATCTGCTATACCGTTTCCTATAGCTCCAAACCATTCTGGTCTAACATATTCAGACAATATAGTTCCGCTAAAACTACAATTATTAAGTACTACAAAATTAGCATTATTAATAATAGTATTATTACATTTAAGAATGCCATTATTTAAACTTCCTCCCTCAAACTTCAAGATACACCCCTCCTTCATTTGAATAGTCTCCCCATTCAAGTCAAAGTCATACCTGATTTCGTATATTGTATTAGGTTGACTAATCATAGCTGACGTTAGGATATTTCGGAGTTCAATCTTGGTACTGTCGGTGATAATACATGATGCTCCTGTTCCAACTGCACTAAAAGATGATGGCGTGGAGACTTTGCCACCAAACTTGCGAGTAAGAGTAATTGTTGAAGCGTTTTGACTCACCTCATACTCTACCATTGATTCGGCTAGCTTTAAAACGATTTTCGCTGCAACTTTTTCTGTTGTCGTATCTGTTGACGCAACAACATCTACATGGCTTTCAACACCATTAATGATGAATGCCAGATAACCATCTGACGCAGGGACAGATGATACTACTATTTCTGTTACAGCAAGAGAGACTGGCTTAATATTCTTGCGTAGAATCTTGTAGCCCTTGCCACTGAAATTCTGAGGGGAATAGGAACGGTCGGCAAATTTGGTTACAGAACGTCCGTTATCATTGTATGACCTAGTAAGGTCTTCTTCGTCAACGGGAGATAGAGAAGAAACCTCTTGGTTGATTTCCTCCTGCATCTTGCCTAGTCTCTTGTCGTATATATTATCTGAATTTGCTAGCCTTTTGTCTTTTCTTGAAGATTCTAGCGTGCTACCTAATTTTACCATATTTATTTTGCTTTTATTGTATAAGTATTGTCACCAGCAATAAGTGGGTCTGAATTATAATAATATAATGCACCAATAATCGTTTCGTGGAAATCAGCTTCTATGTTTCCTTGAATGAATTGTAATGGAGTGTCTGAAATAAACCAAACTACATCGTTTTCATCTGTTGTAGTAACCGTTATCGTCTGATTGACCAAAGAAGTATTACTTCCGTTCAGTACAGATAGGTCTAGTTCGTTTGCATCTGATAAAGATGATGCACCATACATAGTCTTTGCGCCGATTGTAACAAAAGCAGTTGCTTTATATGTTTTTCCGTTCAGCGTGACTATGATATGGAAAGCATATGAACCTACTTGTGAACGTGAAACATTAGCTGACGTGTCAGTTGTCTTAGGTTCAATGACATTACTTCCGTCAATAATCTTAATATTGTCGGGAATAGTATCAATACCATTCTTCCTAATTTGCCATGAGAGTTTAATGGTGTGTTCCGTTCCATCATAAGCAATAACAGAAGGTGACGCTTCCAGATATACATTTGTATCGTCCACATCAGCATCATTCTGATTGTTCAGTTCTATCCAGTACTTCGCATTGTACATACCTCCCATTTCACCCTCTACGATGCCGAGAGGAATATGTGACTTTCCATTGCGCTCCACGATACGGAAAAGGCGGTGCTCAATGCTACAGATGTCGTTTCCATTGTATTTGCCACGAATGGTAATGCCATATAGTCCTTCCTCTAGAAATGGTGGGAACTTGACACATATATCACTTGGTTCTACTTCACTATTATTTGTTCCGCTCTGAACAAAAGGCATTTTTGCTACACACTCTCCAAAGGCATCAGTAAGGTGTACTTCTAGATTACTGATTGCTGCTACGTCAACATCTTCCAACATCTGCTTATTCTTGCTGATGTATGCTTTCTGTAGCTTGATGAAAAGGTCGAAGCTGTTTCCTTTAACAATCTTATAAATATCCATATACGTATATATTATTAATAATAGACAAAGATAGGCAGAATTTTCTCCACCTATCTTTTATCCGTTTATTTAGGGCAGAAAAATTTTAGATTAAGCCCTTCCATCTGAGAAATTTGCGCTTGCGGCTGCGCTTTCCCTTCTCACTCTTGCAGTTGGTATGATAGACACAATCCTTGAAGAGGTCTCTGACCTTCATGTCGTTGTCTACCAGTTTGGTCTTCTTGAATGTCTCGAAGAGTGAACGGTTCATAATCATGAGGTTGCCCTTCTGCGTAGGAAGTACGTAGAAGATTTCACCATTGTTCTTCTTGGATGCGTAGTCTGCCTTAGCCGTAGCTTGGCGGTACATGATTTCGCACTTGATGCGCTTGATAATCTTTGTTACTTTCATAATCGTAATTATTAACTATTTGAAACTATATGATGGTTGCTGCCGAAACAGAAACCTTTCTTCTCATTACTCTTGCCTGATTCTGAATCATCTTTGGCATTTCCATTTCATTGAAACAGATGTGGAGTCCGATGGCTCTGGTCATGAGCAAATCATCGTGCTTTCCGTCTGCTGCCTCGTATACCGTTCCGTTCTTCTCGTAGGTGAGATATTCATCCAAGCATCTATCGTCTCGCTCTACATAGAGTTGTTCACGGATTGTCTGAACCAATACTGAGATAACCATCGGCTTGGTTGCTACATTGGTATGGAATCCGTACTTCACTGGAACCTTATTCTTGATGTCTGATTCACTCTGCTTGCGTGCATAGAGGTTGTCGTATACGTCCTTGATTTGATTCAGGATGAACTCAGACTGGTCACCACCTTCCAAGATGTGCTCCTTGTCTTTCGTCTCCAAGGTGTTGGATTCAATCACCAACAGAGCATCGTTGTAGTATTTGGCTATCTGAGCCGCCTTCCATGCCAGCAAGTCCATATCAATATGCCCATACCATTGGGCTACCACATACGGCTTGCCGCCTTCCATCATCCAATAGCGGTCGAAGACACAGATAACTGACCAGTCGGCATTCTTGCTACGTCCACCAATATCCACTACGACCAGATAGCGGTTTATCACCTTGCAATCATCAAATGTCTCAGGCTTGCTCCATATCCACAACTGCCCCTGCTTGTCTTCACAGAATCGGATATTCAGCATACACTTCTTGCCCTTATATCCGTCACCATAAACATCACCGATGAACTTAGGTGCTCGGCATCCTTTCCTGAACTTGTCAACCTTATCCTCAGCGAATACCTTGTCTCCTGAGTGCTTGAAGGCTTCAATATCATCGGTAGGGTAGCCAGCAGCCATATCTGCATGGTCGGTGAACTTCCTACGCTCGGCAATATACCAGTTGATGGCTTCGAGTGGAGCACCCAGCGTCCATAACTTCCAAAGATAGGTACATGGCTCCTCTCGGTCGGACATCGTATTGGTATTGTTGCGGTTCTCATATAGCCATTTGGCAAACTCTACCTTCTGTTTCTTGCTTTCAAATTCGAGGTGATACATATCGTATATCTCGAACCAAGGAACGAAGAACGGCTCAAACTGAGATTGTCCCTTTTTGGCGGCAAGCCACTCCTTGTGGAAGAAGTTGCCAGTACCATTGGCGGTGGATTCATAGGCAATCATCGTGTATGGTCGGTACAAGATACCATTGGTAGCGTTCTGTACCACCTCCTCAGGAGATTTTCCATCCGTCTTCTTCCACAAACCAACCTCGGAAAGGTGAACCAAGTTGTAGTCTTCACCATTGGCAGATAGTGGTCGTTCCATGGAACCCACCTTAATCTTGCAGAATCGCTGAGGAACTTTCTTTACGTTTCCTGATGTTCCCACTCCAACAAACTTCGGTTCGTTCTCAGAGAACGCTTCTCCCATTTCGTAGAGGAACTTGGTAGGGAAGTTTTTCAGAGCTTCCTCGAACATACCTCGGATGGTCTCTGCTGTGTCCTTGACCTGAGCCACGATGAGCGAGTTGAGACCCTTCTGCCACATAAGTTGCAGCCAGAGGAAGTACATCTGAATAACCGTAGAACCTCCCCATTGTCGGGCTTTCAGCAGAATGAGACGGATAGGGCGATTCTTCTTTCTTCGCTCCTCCAGCCACCTGAGCAATCTTCGTTGAGGTCTTCTGAGCACAAAGCGGAAGGGGAGACCTCCACCTTTAGGCTTGATATAGATGAATGTGGCAAAGAAGAAGAAAGGGTCGTGCTTCATCCTGATGCGAGTGAACTGCTCGACCAGTTGCTCAATCTCTTCTTCTAGGTCGTATGGTTCGTCTATATCCTTGTGCAGTTCCTCGATTACAGCCTTACAACTACCAAACTCGATGAGCATCTTGACTAGCGGAATCTTCTTCATCGAAACTGGAAGCTGCTGTCTCTGAATCGGGAAATCAGGAAGGAAGAGCAGGAATCGCTTATCTCCACAACCTTCACCCTTGATAGGATTGAATGGTGTGTTGATTTCCTTGATTCGTTTCTCGTTCTCTTTCAGGATGCCCAATACGTGTTTATCGAGTGCATCAGTCAGTTTGGCGGTTACTTGTCTTGGCATAGCGGTGCATTTAAATAACCCCACAACAGACCAAGTACATAGCAATAGATGTGGACTCCAACTGCCATGCAAGGGAAGAAGATTCCAACACAGATATATAGGAGAATGGTGAGATTGTATCTTACCTTATTCTCCACGTAGGGGGCGATAAAGCCCATGTAAGCATAGATAAAGCCGCTAAGACCGATGATTGGAACGGATGAGGTGAATGGATAGCTGATGGCTATGAGATAGAATGCCACCAAGTGACCGATGCCACAAGGGATGGCTCGGTAGCATTGATGGAAGACATAAAGGTTGATGGCTGCATGAAAGATGTTCTGATGAAAGAAAGGGTAGCTTAGTCGGTTCTGAATAGAACAATCGTCAAAGAGACCCATGCCATCATATCCAAGAAAAGTGATACACATTATTATAATGTACCCAGCATAAAGCGCAATCTTCTCTTTCGTCTCTCGTAGCATCTTTGCTTCTCCTCCTTTCTCACCCTGCTAAGAATTACGTGTATGCTTTGAGGAGTCAAATAGAAACTGGGTGCTTTTTCAGCACATACACGTTTGATAATATCCATATTACTGAGATATGGCTCATTACTCTTATGAATCTGGAATCGTCTGAAAATCTCCTGATACATTTCCTTTCGGGTAGGTATCATATTATCAAGAGGTTTTCCTTTCAGTAAGTCTAATATGACTATATAAGCACGGTCTTCTGAAACCCAAAATCTTCTGCTCGGAGATTGGGCTAGCTTTTCCTCAATCTCTGAGAGTCTGATATTGTCTCTTACATTAATAATTTCTTTGTAAGCCCTCAATAAATCAGCATCACGTTCCTGTATATAATAGCATCGTGAATCCTTATATTTCATATCTGACACTGCAAATATACAAAAAAGTATTGAATTAGTCGCATCCGATTAGACTAAATTAACGGATAAAAGATGAAAATCGGAAAAAAGCATTAATTTTGGGCATTGATTTATAAATATACATATATATATGGACGAAAATACAAATATTGAGCAGAATGCTGGTGCTGCAAAACAGCAAGACACCAAGACCAAGAGAGACTTGGTTTTGGAGCGTTTGAAGACCCGCCATCCTGATACTGAGTATGCGGATGATGAAGCTATGTATGGAGCCATCAATGATGATTATGATGCCGACCAGAAGGCTTTGCAGGGTTACAAGGATAACGAAAAGGCGATGGGCGATTGGCTGGGTAGTGACCCTGAGGCGGCTACCTTCCTTCAAGCTATGAAGGCTGGCAAGAGTCCTTACGCTGAGTTGATTCGTACACATGGCGAGGATGCCATTGATTACTATTCAGACCCTGACAATGCTGATGAGATAGCATCGGCTCAGTCGGAGTTCTTGCAGAATGCTGCCAACGGCAAGAAATTGCAGGAGGAGTATGACAAGAATATGCCATCCAGTTATGAGGTGTTCGACAAGTTGGAGGAGAAGTATGGCGAGGAAGCTGTGAATGATGCCATCGACCAGTGCTTTCAGACCATGCGCAATGTGGTGACTGGCAAGTTTACAGAGGAAATGATTACTGCTTTTATCAAGGCTAAGAACCATGATACCGATGTGGCTGATGCTGCCCATGAAGGTGAGGTTCGTGGCAAGAACAGCAAGCACGTCAAGAATCTTGAACTGAGAAAGAAGGGTGATGGCACTGCCGACCTTGATTCTGCCAATGCAGAGACCAAGCAGACGGATAACCAGCCAAACCTTGGTGCGCTTGGCAGGGCATCACGTAGGGGAAATATCTGGCAGCGTGGCAATGAGAAGAGAACACACATTCGATAAGGTATAAAGATAATATATAATGTTTAATTAATTTAGGATAACAATGAAGAAAAGTAACAAATTTAATCGGCTGCTTTCTATCTTTCTGATGGTAATGGCAGTTATTTTTGGAGTGAATGGTCAGGTTATCATGGCTGAGGCGGCTCTTCCTGATGGCGGTACGACCGAGAGTGGTCACGCTGCGGAAGCTGGTGGTGCTACTGCTGCCGATGATGCTGGCAATGGCGGTGCGGCTCGTCAGGATGATGGTATTGCTACTGAGGGCAAGGGTCGAGAGCATTATAACGAGAATGGCACGGAGTTTTATGAGAACGACATCAACGACAAGATTACCAAGATTCGTCCGATGGCTACTCCAGTTGACCAGATTTCACGCTATGCAACAACCAAGTCTGCCTCATCTTTCGTGGTTGAGTATTGGAGTATCGGTACACGTCCTATCAAGACTACCGTCAAGGAGACTACGTTGGAGAGTACTGGTACATCTATGGTATTGAAGGTAGAAGACCCTGAAATGTTTACGTTGGATGATACTATCCGAGTAGTGGGTGTGAAGGCGATTACCAACTATCAGAATAAGGCTTATGCAGACCTTACCGATGAACCTACTCCTGATTTGGAACTTTGCGTGTGCGGTAAGGATAATGAGGGTTATCCTATTGTGTTTGCGGTAAATGGTAAATTGGTTAAGAAACAGCCTATTGGTATTCCAGCCTTGCAGAAGGGTCAGAAACTTATCCGTATGGCGAAGAGTTGCGGTGAGTTGGACGTACAGACGGGTCGTTTCAATAACCTTCCTGATTCTGATGTTCAGTACTGCCAGAACTTCATGATTCAGGTTGAGGAGAGTACATTCAATAAGATTGCTGCTAAGCGAGTAGATTGGGACTTCTCTGACATCGAGGAGGATAGTATCTATGATATGCGCCTTGCGATGGAGGGTACTTATCTCTTCGGTGATATGGCTTGTATCAAACATACTACCAAGAACAACTCTACTCAGTGGTTTACAAAGGGTATCTGGTGGATGGCTGGTAAGGACATTGAGGTAGGTCATGTTGCCACTGCTGATGATATAAAGAAGGGCTATGGTAAGAATGAGCGAGTGATTACAGACTTGGAGTTGGTTGATATTTCCAAGGACTTGTTCGTGGGTACTGGTATCGGCAACAAGCGCAAGGTGATTATCGCTGGCTCTGCCTTTGTGAGTGCATTCAGTAAGATTGACTCTGACAAGTTCCGCTTGAAGGACACCGTAGAGGTTTGGGACTTGAAGTTCAAGAGTTGGGAGACTGACTTCGGTGAGGTGCTGATGATTCACTCTGAGTTGTTTGACCTCTTCGATATGAGCGACTGCGGCTTCTCCCTTGACCCTGAGTTCTTGGTTAAGCGAGTACACTTGTCTTGGACACGAAACGTGCTCGACTTGAAGAAGGCTGGCATCCGTAACACCGATGCAGTAGTTATTCAGGAGGTAGCTTGTCTGTACTTGAAGTACCCTAAGGCTCATGCTCGTATGCACCTTGCTGCGGTTCCTGCAACAGAAGGTACAACTGATACAGAAGAGACCAAGGCTGCTGCCTAAAAGCAAGCATATTTGCAAATTATTCATCAAATAGTGAGGGGTGTGGGCACTAGCCCCATCCCTTTTTTAGTAACACATATATAATAAGGTATAATCATGTTTAATAAATATCAAGCTGGTTCGGATTTAGCATTCAGCGTTATGGTCGGTAACGAGCGAATGCGTATTGTTTTTGAGGGTAAGACTATGGGCTGTAGTGTCTATATGACAAGAGACCCAAAGGTACAGAAGGCTATCGAGTCTCATTATTGGTTCAACGACAAGTTCTTCTTGGTGGAGAGTATTGACGAGAAGAAGGAAGCTGCGGAAGCCAAGAAGAAGGCTGCTGCCAAGGCAAAGAAGAAAGTGGCAGACGAGAAGAAGACACACGTAGTGACAGACGTTGAGGATGCCAAGGACTATCTGGCTGAGACCTATGGTGTGAGCCGTTCAAAGATTAAGACCAAGGAAGACATCTTGGCGATTGCTAAAGAAAAGGGTGTTGAACTAGAAGGTTTAGAGTAATGGTAGAATATGCTGTATCTGATTTAGTGAAAGAGGTGAAGGTGCTCTTGGATAGAAACCAAGAGTCTGCTGGCTTGCTGGCTCCTAGCGATTCTGATACACTCTCGCAAGCAGAACTTATTGAGAGTAAAATCGTAGATGCAGCAAGAATTATTCTTTCGGATGCTCCTGAGGATATGGTGGAAGGTACTTCGTGTACGAATGCTGTAACGTGGACGGATAGCAACGGCTATTACGTGGGTAAGATGGTTTTGCCTACCGATATGCTGAGAATCCTTTCTGTGAAGGCAGAAGGCTGGAACCGTCCTGCCGAAATCATTTCAGAGAGCGATGATGCCTACAAGTATCAGAACTGCAAATATGGAGTCAGGGGAAATCCTGAGCGACCGATTGCGGCTATCGTGCATACGGCTAACGGCAAGAGTATCGAACTATATACTAGTAAAAAGCAGGATGCTACATTAGCATTCATCTACGTTCAGGTTCCATCTATCACTACCGAACAGAAAATCAGTTTGCCTTCCGTCCTGAAAGATGCCATCTTATACATGGCTGGCTATCTCACTTGTATCAGCCTTGGCGATACCGATACTGCAAGCGGATTCCTTGGAGTGGCTAGAAAGTTGGCACATATTGTTGAACCTACAACATCATAAATTATGGCAAAGAAGAAAGAAGAAACCAAACTGCTATCGTTGAGTAGGGTACTTGACAAGGAAGAACTGGATAGCGTGAAGGCATCCAAGAACCGATTTGACAAGCCATACGAGCGTGCCTTCTCTATCTTGCTGGAGGCTCAACGATATTACAATAATATGGATAACTTCCGTAAGCGAAGACTGAGAAACAAGCGATACTGCTATGGAGACCAGTGGGGCGATACCATTGAGTTCAAAAGCAAGTGCGGTTTTACTAAGCGTATCAGGGAGGAAGACTATATCCGTGAGCAGGGTAGCGAACCATTGAAGAACAATCTTATCCGTAGGTTGGTGAAGAATGTGCTGGGTGTATATCGTTCCCAGAGCAAGGAACCTACGTGCAATGCAAGAGATAAGGATGAGAAGCGATATGGTGAGACCATGAGCGTGGTGCTGCAATGTAACCGACAACTGAACCGAGAGACGGAACTGGATGCCCGAACCATGGAAGAGTTCCTGATAAGCGGTGCTGCTATCTATAAGAAAAAGTATGGATGGCGAAGAGGTAGGTTGGATTGCTGGACGGACTACGTGAACCCGAACAATTTCTTCATAGACAACAATATGAGGGATTTCCGTGGTTGGGACGTGAGTTGCTTGGGTGAGGTGCATGACATAACCATCGGTAACGTACTGAGAGAGTTTGCCAAGTCTCCTGCTGAGGCTCGTAAGTTGAAGGAGATATACCGGTTGGCGGCTAACCGAGATTTCGTGATTGCAGACTGCACTCAGCGATTCGGTGAGTTCGACCCTAAGACCATCGACTTTATGAATCCTGCAAACCCTTCGCTCTGCCGAGTGATTGAGGTTTGGCGAAAGGAGAGTAAACCGAGATACCGATGCCACGACTACAACAATGGCGATGATTTCAAGATTGATGTTGAGGATAAGGCTGATATTGTAGATGCAGAGAACAGAGACAGAATCAGGCGAGGTATGGCTGCTGGTATGCTGGAAGAGGATATTCCTCTGATTGATGCCGAGTGGTTTATGGATGATTACTGGCATTTCTACTACCTTTCTCCTTTTGGTGATATTCTGAGAGAAGGCGAGACCCCTTATGCTCATGGTGAGCATCCATATTGCTTCAAGTTCTACCCATTCATTGATGGCGAGATTCACAGCTTCGTGGAAGATGTGATTGACCAGCAGAGATACGTGAACCGACTTATTACGATGTATGACTTCATTATGAGGGCGAGTGCCAAGGGTGTGCTGCTCTGTCCTGAGGATTGTCTGCCTGACGATATGAGTTGGGATGATTTCTGCGATGAGTGGAGTAGGTTCAATGGTGTGGTGAGATACAAGCCAAACAAGAGCGGTCAGGTTCCTCAGCAAGTGGCGAACAACTCTACGAACATCGGCATCGGTGACTTGCTCAGCTATCAGTTAAAGTTCTTCGAGGATATATCGGGAGTGAATGGTGCGCTGCAAGGCAAACCAGGAGTATCAGGTACGAGCGGTTCGCTCTATGCCCAGCAGACACAGAATGCTACCATGTCGCTGCTTGATATTTTGGAGACTTTCAGCCAGTTTATCATTGATGGTGCTTACAAGACCGTGAAGAATATGCAGCAGTACTATGACGTGGCTCGTAACTTTAATATCGTGGGTAGGGCAGGACAGATTGTGCACTACGACCCTAAGAAGATACGAGACGTGGAGTTTGACATCAACATCACGGAAAGTACGGCTACTCCTGTATACAGACAGATGGCGAATGAGTTCCTTATGACCTTGTGGCAGAATCAGGCTATCACGCTGGAGCAGTTGCTGCAAGTAGGAGATTTCCCATTTGGAGAGGAGTTGCTACAATCGGTTGCATCCAACCAGCAAGCCATTCAAAATGGTGAGACCCCACAAGGATTCTCGCCTCAGCTACAAGCACAAGTGGCTCAGGCATCACAGAGCAATCCGAAGGCTCAGGCGATGTTGCAGCAGATGATGAGCGGTCAGGGAGTGAGTCCTGACGGACAGAACCCACCGCTTGCTGCTTAGTTTATAGTTAATAGTTAATAGTTTATAGTTATGATTGCAGACAAACCAAGTGACAAGGAATGGTATGGCAATGGGAAACCTGATGTCAGCCAAGGGGGCAACCCGAATGGTGGTGTTGCTTCAGAGACCCAAGGTAGGGAAGACAAGCCCGAACTTTACGAAAATGACGTTATCGGAAAGGTGGCGAAACGAAAGAAAAACGACATCTGGACGAGGGGTGGAGAGAAGAGAACTAAATTTAAGGACGAATAAAGAAAGGAGGTGTTTTTATCGTAACTGTATTTGTCTGATATTCAGATAGCTACAGAAATATCTACGAGTTTATGGTGCTGCGTTTAAGATATTGGTATCTTTGCAGCATCATAAACTTTTAAATTATATAGGTATGAATTTCGTAGAGTTTGTAGAAAAGTATCAGCAGGAAATGGCTCCTGAACAGATGTTGGCTATAGCTAAGGCAGTCGGCAAGTATCTCTCATGCAAGTTGAGCGATGTGGAGGAACATCATCTTTGTGCGATGGTGTATGGTGTGTTGAGCGAAGAGCATTTTGATAAGCACTTTGCCGATGATGCTATCAGCAAGATGTGGTATGAGGATGCGGACGGAAACAAGCATACGGCTCCTTTCTTCTCGGATGATGAGATAAGAGAAGCCTTTGACAAGCATCAGGATGATATTTCTGACTATACCATCCATGATTTGGCTGTGACTATGAACCTGATGAGAAGTGACCATCATGTGATGCTGGAGCGATATAGCAAAGATGCTGATGAGTTGAAGGAAATGGTGGTTTTGATGGCTATCGAGTATCTGCAAGACCCTGACTGCTTGCATCCTACCAGCAAAATATGGCACACAATAAACGGATAAAGTAACTGATTGGGAATCATTTCTTATCTTTGCATATTATTAATAATATATAAATATAAGATATGACTCCAAATGTACGTGAAGGATTGCAATATGGTGCAGCTATAGGAATGCTAGTGAGTGGTGTTGTACTCACCTTCCTATCATTCTTTCTCAACAATTATGTGGTGTCTGATGGTGTGCTGTGGTATGTCAGTCAGACATTGGTTTACTCTGGAGCAATATTCGGGGTAAACGTTTATTTCAAGACAAAACTAGGCAACTTTGAGAGCAAGGTGAAGGATGAACTCGCAAGTATGCTGAAACAAGTGAAGGAGGGCAAGTAGTATGAAGGTAACAAGAGAACAGATTTTAGCGATTATGCCGAATGCGAAGGATAAGGTGGATGCGTTCCTGCCTTATATCAATGGCTATGCTGAGGTGTTCCATATTGATACTCCTAAGCGAATGGCTCATTTCTTGGCTCAGATTGCACATGAGAGTGGCGAACTGAGATACACCAAGGAACTCGGCAACAGAAACTACTTCCATAAGTATGATGTTGGCAAGTTGAAGAACATGCTCGGCAACTTGAAGGATGGTGATGGCTACAAGTATCGTGGCAGGGGCTTGATTCAGATTACTGGCAGAGCCAACTATCAGGCTTATCAGAACAGCAAATATTGTACTGGTGACATCATGGAGAACCCTCAGTTGCTGGAGCTTCCGCTAGGAGCAACGAAGAGTGCTATGTGGTGGTGGTGGAAACATGACCTGAACAAACTGGCTGATAGTGATAGTTTCTTGGCTATTACCAAGACAATCAATGGTGGAACCAACGGCTTGGAATCAAGACGAAAGTTCCTTACAAGAGCAAAAAAGGTCTTTAATGTTTAGCCTATGAAAGTAAAATGGTATGATACTGATTTTTGGCAAGTAGCACTCTACGTGATTGGCATCTTGCTGGTGGCTTTTTTTCTGTCGGGATGCAAGACAAAATACGTCCCGATGGAAAAAGTTATATGTCGGGACGTAGTAAAACACGATACGCTGCATACTTCTGACAGCGTTTTCGTGCGTGATTCAATCTTCCTCAGACAGAAGGGAGATACATGTTTTCTCGACAGATGGCATGAGAAAACCGTCTTCAAGAATGTGTACAAAGTAAGGGTGGATTCTTTCCTGAAAAGAGACTCCATCCCAGTTCCCTACCCAGTAGAAAAACAACTCTCCAAGTGGGAGCAGTTTCAGTTGAAATACGCTATCTGGTCATTTGGAGCACTCTGTGTCTTGCTAGTCGTTTTAGGTTATAAACTCTATAAAAGATAAAGAATGGCAAATTTCACATTGACAATCACGAAAAGTGACATCTATGAGGAGGTGGCAAAGACTACTGCCTACATAGGAGGAAAGAACTTGGATAAAAACGGAAAAAGTCTGTATGACCAAGTGTTTGTGACGGAAGCTGATAGAGAAATGCTGGAAGGCTTTTGGGAAGATTCCATAGATGATGTTTCCGTAGCCTTGGAGAGTATTCTTGGATGGCAGAAGTGTGAATCAGACAGCAACGAGGTCTTTGGTCTGAGAGTAAGCAGCCTTTTTAATGAGAGTTTATTTAAGACCCTGGAATCAATGGTTTTTAGTTATGTAGTCAACAAAATAGTGGCTGAATGGTGCTCAGTAGTCTACAAGGATAAGGTAGAAGATTATCTCTCCAAGGCAAACGTTTTGCTGCTAAAGATTGACGCAATCATTTATACACGTAAAAGACCAACAAGATAGGAGGATAGGATATGAGGTATTGTAATAAAGGATATAAAGTGATGATAGAGTTGGAAAAGAATGAGTTGGTATATGACATCAAGAATACTGCTTTTTCTTTTGCTGACTCTTATTCCAAGCAGAAAGGTATAGATGCCAAACAATTAAAGAATGTGTTTGATGTATCAGAGGAAGGAAACAGAGATAAGTTAGCAAGGATTCTAGACTCAGCAGTAGAAGATTGCAGAGAAATGCTTTTCCGATTTACTAAGGTTGAAATGTTCTGTGGCGGCTTTGATTCCAACGAATGGGAAGAGTGTATTGGTTCTCCTACCAATGAGGAGGATGCCTATTACTTGGCTATGCGGATGCCGCAAGGTTTTTCTAAGACAAGTGTACATACCATGACCGTCTACTTGCATGACTACATCGTGAACCAATGCCTTTATGAATGGTTGATGATTGTATATCCTGATGGTGCTGATAGATTCTGGGCACTGGCAGAGGATAAGAAACAGAAGATTAAGGGTGCCAGCAACCGCTCGGCTGTTAGAGCAAGAATCGCTTTGCATCCATTTTAAATGATTAGTCGTTTAAGGCTAAGATAAATCAAGGGAAGCTATCCATCATGGACTGCTTCCCTTTATTGTATTAAATGACAAACGAAATATTTATCTAAGTTTATGTTCCACTAGACGTGGACTCCTGCTTGGTAGTTACCGAACCAGTAACAGCAGCATTAATATTGATACTCTCAGGCAAAGTCTTGACATTAACATCTGTAGCAGCCAGTTTCAAACCATTCTTCTGCTGGTCGGCATACTGATTCTTATCCTGAGCGATAAAGTTGTTGATAGCTGTAGCTATGTTGTAGAGCAGTTTATCGGTGTCGCTACTGAGAGAATCAGAATCAACTGATGCGTACTTGTTGTTCTCAACGGTTGCCGATGTTGTCTCCTTCTCACGATACAGAACTGCCTGATTGATGAACTCCTGAGCAAACAAGAATGACTTGCTTACAAGTTGCTTAATCTTGGTGTTGTCTATATTGAGCGGATTTTCATACTTCTGTAGCATAGACTGCAAGCAACTTGCGGCTACTTCTTCTCTAGGCTGTAGGGTAGCGATGGAGAAGATTTCCTCTTCTTTTCCGCTTTCCTCTGTTCCACCTGTCTCTGATGCGGTAGCTATTCCGTATCTAGGGAATGGGCGAGCATTTGATGTTCCATCAGATGATGTTTCTCTTACGAGTTTTGTGCCAGTTGTCTTTGTGATTGAAGAATCAACAATATAGGCAATACCTACTTTTGTTTTATACTGATTATAAAGATTTCCGTCTGAATCGAAATAGAACAACTGGTGTAAGTCGTTGTTGAACATTACATATCCCATGTACATATTTGTACTTATAGGATATATATTGATAATGGTGGATAGAACTATCTCTCCATCTATTTTCATTCCCAAGGATGCACCTTGTTCAACTTTCTTTTTATCGAAATCTGTTAATGTATATTCTGCCATAATTATCTGAGTTTATTCTGTAATCTTGGTTGGAAATCTATAGATAATGCGCTGATAGATTCTTTTTGGGCAAGGCTGCCCATAAGCGCAAGCCTGAAATATTTGTATGGAGAACCTACAAGGTTTCTGAGATACATATTAACAGAAGAACCAGCGTAATACCAATTAACCAAATCATTACTTCCGAACAGAACCATTCCACACTTTCCTACCTGAACGCTGCCTAAATATCCTCTTGTGATGCAATCAAACATGGTCTTATAGGCATCCTGACCAAGCGTTAAAGGACGGCTGCAAAGGAAGAATGGAACATTTTCTGTTGGTTCCTTCACGTACACATCAAGTATGTTTCCTGCTTTGTCTGTAGCGAATGACTCAGGATATATGTTTACTCGCTTGTTGAAGACATTGTGCATGGTTCCCCACATATTGCTTTTCAAAGAGTAAACGTAAGCATAAGTATAATTCGGATTGAACACGATGATACGGCTATCGTAATAGTCGTAAATCATGCCAGCTTCTTCGAGATACTTATGGAAACGGACATATTTCACATCTGACTCAGGAATATTACCTAGCGCAAGGAGTTTATTCGGATAGGTCTTATCCTTTGTTGAATGTGAATAAATGGATAGAAAATCGAAAGGATAATCATCCAGCACATCGGTAATGCTCTCAGATTCTCGCCCTCGCTGCATCATGATGCCTCGCTCGGTAGGGTACAGAACAGCATCATCAATCTGTAATATACCCTTAGGATTGGAGCAAATATCTCTGTTTGCTGGTTGTCGGGCAATATAGGTTCCTTGCTCGCCAAGCATCAATACCCATACTCCTTCATCGGTAAAAGCGTATAGTGGGGCATCACCAAACTGACCTTCGCTGATAGGTCGGGTATTGGCTGCAATTGCGCTAACGATGGATGAGCCAACCTGAACACTATTCTTGGCAGGGAAGACAAGTGGGTTCTCAGCTTCACTTACTTTTATTACGTTTGGGTGCTGTGTGACATATTTCTGGCTAACGACATTACTTAAAGCCGCATCGTATTCTTCCTTTGTTATCTCTATGAAGTCACCAGTATCTATCGGTGTATTGTCCCAATAATATGAAGATGAAATTACCGTTCCACTTTGATTTCCAAAACTACCACCTTCAAAACCTTCTGCTCTTGTTGTTCCACTAGATGAATCCTTTTTTAGGAGTTTGTGGCGGTATATTTGCATGAAAGCAGGAAGACCAGCATCATCGTGATAGAGGTACATGTAATCAGACAACTCTGATTTTTCCTCCTCTGTAGGTGCATCAACCCTTCCTCCAAATCCTTCATTTTCCAAAGAATTGGAAGATTGTCTATCAACTGCGGTAGGAGTAGTACGATTCTTACTAATGTTAATATAGTAAGACATTCCAAATGTTTCGGAAGGTTTCAGATTTACTCTCTTTGAGTAATATTTGTTATACTTCGGTAAGTGGAAATAGATAGTCATTGCCGTGGCAAGCGTACTAGGATATGCCAAGATAGGGCTGATAGGATATTGTAGTTTGCCCTTATGGTATATATCTCGCTTGATGCTATTTTCGCTGATGCTTACCTTGAAGACTGCATCACAAATATAATCAGTGGTAGCGGTACTGCTTGCTGTAACATCTACATACTCATTTAAGCATAGTTGGGTATTTGAAACTTTTCTCTTGGAGAAAATATCTGTATCGAAAGCATTATATATGGTCTTCTTTACGTTTCCTATATGCAATCGGTTGTTGTATGTTATAGCACACTTTCCTCCAAAAGAGTCTCGCTTGAAGTCTGCCAAAGAAATACTTTCTTCTGTCTGTAAAACTCGTTTGAGTTGTATATCTGTACCTAGCTTTTCCTTGTTGATACTGGTACTAAGATAGAAGGATTTGTTTTCAAACGACTGGTAAACATCTTCCTCTGACAGATATTGGAAGGCATCACAATTAACTCCTGATGCCATCTTGCTGTTCCAAAGAAAACATTTGTATCGTGAAATACCTCTTGTTCTTTTCTCTGTATCAATAAAAGATTCAGGCTGGGACAGGTAAACATCTACACCAAGAATGAGGTCTTCCAAACCTTTGGGTATATCCATGCTAACGTTGATGGTGTGGGTGTGAAGGCTTGTGCTTGTTCCTACAGATTTCTTTTCCTGATACCAGATGAACTTATTGAATGATGTTTCAGGTGCAAGAATGAATGGATTAGATATATTGATGTGTGAGGTTCCATCATATAACTTGATAGCCAATACTCCAAAAACCGTATATTTGAAGTATTCCTTGCCTTTTTCGTTTAGTCGTTTGTTGATAAGTGCATCGAATGCGTTGAATATGATAGATGCGCCTTTGAGAGAAGTATCTACGTTATTATTAAAGTGTCTGTTCGTTTCAAAAGCATTATCCCAATCATCGCCAAGGTTGATTGATACATCACATTTCTCAGACTTAACATTGGTGATTGTTGCACTATAGCTAAGTGAAGAAAGGTCGAAACTGGTGTAGTCGTTACCTTTCCAATAAGCGTACATTGTCTTCTCGTCACCAATGAAACATAAGATATTTCCAACTGATGAGACTGCATTGACGTGGAATCCGTTCAAGTCGATAGGGTTCTTGGTTCCGTCTCCACCTTTCTCCATCCAGTACCAAGTATCATCTGATTTACGGATGATGTAGTGGGAGTGAATTGTTTCATTATGTGTTAACTTATGCACCAGTTCGATGTTATCTCCTTCATCCAGCGTGATGTTCGGCTCGGCTACTACTGGCTGGTGAATAGGGTGGAGTGCCCCATCCTCATTAATGAGGTTGAGGCAGGTTGCCAACTCCCCATCCTGACAATCGTAGTCGGATGGAGAGTGGGTAAGCCCTTTGAGTATTACTTCTTGTCTTGTTGCCATGTGCTCGAATTTAAGTTTGGTCGCATGATTTCGTAATAAGGTTCGCCTTTGGCTGACTTGCGTGGGATGCAAGTAAGGCGAACCATTCTGTTGAGAGGAAGGTTGTACTCATCAAGGATGGCGGTGATGGAAGGGTAGTCACTTCTGAAACCTACCTTCTTATACTTCTGATTGAATTGAAGCTGAGCGAAGGCGGTGTTGGCTTTGCGAAGTTCTTCCCAGTCTTCACGCATGCAGAATCCGTATGTACCTCTGTCAGATAGTCTGAACACGAAGATGGAATTGTCTGTTCGCTCCTTCTGCATGATGTGGTCGTAGATGCCCTTGGAGAGCGTGACCGAGTTGGCTCTTCCGTCCAGTACCACAAAATCATTGCGGTGTCTGAAACCATTGATTTTATCTATTAAATACTTGAATTTCATGTTGCAAATATAATATGAAAAGTGATAAAATGGATATTATCCGTTAACTTTGTCCTTCCGTTTGGGTCTACCATTGCATCTGCCATACTTGGTGATGATGGCAGATGCTCGCTCTGAGCGGTAACAGCCACATGATTTGGTTCGTCCGTCACGAAGAGCAGAACCTAGAACCGTACACCCCCTGCCACAATCACATTTGCATATCCAGAACGCACCATGCTGGTGGTTCTCTTTATCAGATTTTCGGCATACGAGTAATCTGCCGAAACGCTGTCCAGTAAGGTCTATCAACTTTCCCATACTACTTCTCAGCCAGTTTCTTTGCCTCTTCAACTGATACTGGCTTTCCGCTGAGAGGAATGCGGAAGTCGAACTTTGAGCGGAAACCATAATAGCCTACGAAATCGAAGCTCTGTTTCATACGCTCGTCTGTGGTGATGTACTTCTTGTAAGCCTTCACCTCCTTCTCTGAGCGGTAGATGGTAGAGTTGACGAAGTATGAACTGGTTCCCTTGTTAGCGATTACTGCAATAAAGAACTGCTTACCAAGGAACTTCTCCTTGATGCGCTGAATGATTGAGATTTTCTTTGTATTCATATATAAAATTTGATTAATTATTAAGAAGAATGCAGATAGGCTGCACTCTTAAAACTATTCGATTCCACAAGAAACGATACCATCTTCTTTGTTGATTCCTCGGAAGTGCTCGCATCGCTGGCAAGCAAGGCTACCTACATATAGTATTTCGTTGGTGTACTTGCCGTATATGCCGAATGGGCAGGGAGTGGTGTACTCGAAGTGCCCACCGACAAATTCATTGACGTTAAATTTTGGATATTTCATTGGTTGCTTTGATATGTTTCTAGACTTTTGTAGTATTTTCTTATAACGGAAAATATGTTTGACTTAGTTTTGCCACATGATTTTGACTCAGGGCAGAACCCTCTGTATACGCATTGAGGAACGCAAGCGGATGCAAGCAAAGGTTCGATACGTGCCAATTCATCAATAACAAAGTACCACACCTCTCTTGTCTCATTGGATGCCTTGTTGCAGAGTCTCAGCTTGGAGATATTGATAATCTCCTGAGCGTTGAGGGATAACTGCAAGTTAACTAACTCATCTTGACGCATATCATGGCGAGACATCTTGGAGCCAGTAATATCTGGTCGTGATGTGGAGACGAATGGCTGAGCATGAACGTGTCGCACAAAATGATTGCTCACCCAGTATGGTATGCCATACATCTTAATATCGAACTCCAATTCCCTGAGCGGTGAATGCTCGCTGAGAATCATCTGTTTCTTGAACTCATCACTAGGTTCATGTCCTAGCGGTTTCTTACCTTGTGTGAACCGAGCAGCATCCACTACACGCTGCCAGTCCGTTACTCTTTTAATTTCTATTTTCATACGCTATAATACTTCTTTTTCAAATTCACTCTTTGGAACACAATAATAAACTGCTTTTCCAAAGTATTCGTCTACGCCTTTTAAGGGCATTTCCTTTTCTAAAATATCATGTACCTTCGTGCCTTTTCTAACACTAATAGCTATATAATCATAGCTATCATTTATCATCAATGGCGAGTTATTTGTCATATACACCTTGCCCTTCTTGGAAAGATTGCTATGATTGTTTGCAGGCTGGTAGTACAATCCGCTAGCCTTATGCTTGATTCTGTAAGGTTTTGTCATAACTATTCTTCTTTAAGTTCTACATCATCGTCACCAAGAACATCATTGATTTTCTTTTCGATGAACTCATCAGAAGCTAGTTTCTTAATAAGTTCATCTATATCAGGTAACTTTGCATCAACTCCGTCTTCTTGGTTTTTGGAGGAAACATATTCCTTTAGTGCTTTCACCCAAGAACTATTTGCCAAGTCTGCCAATGAATCCTTTTGGCTTTCATAGGCTTTCTTCAACTCTCCGTTATCACGGAAATATCTGAGCACTTCCGTCAATGCAGCAACAAAGTTCTTGTCAGACATCGGGTTGCTCTTTGCCTCTTCCAGTTTTAGCATCAGGAAGAGTAATGATGAATGTAATTTTGTTTTGTCCATAATTAACCATTTCTTCTACGATTCTTGATATGTAATGCTAAAGCGCAAAACGACAACAATAGCACTAATAATTGTCCTGCTTCCATATTACTTACTTTTAAGTTTTTCAATTCTTTTATCACAATTCTTTACCATTCGTTTGAAGAAATCTTTTCTCTTCTCCAAGACGAAGATTTGGTCGTACTTACCAACATAATAATCTCCTGACAAGAGGTCATTAATGTATATTCGTACGACTTCTTGCGACCAGTTATCTATAAAAAGAAAATAGGTATCACGATTAGGGTGTACCATAAGGTACTCGTAGAAGTGGAAATCATCATTTTTGATAAATGTCACTCCGCAACCTTTTGTTAACTGACTTATGTCTTTTAATACTTCCATATCTATTTCTCCTTTGCTTTAACGTTATACACTCCATCAATGACCTCTACTTCATAACAATCGGGACAATAGTGTTTGCCATCTATCATTTCCCAATCAGAGTAGTCACCAATATCAACTTCTTTGTTGCTGAATAGTGCAGAGCAAGTATCTGTACCGCCAAATACTTCTCCGCATCTATCGCAAACAATCTGATACATTGTAATCG